TCGACTTGAGTTCGAAAAAACTTTTTACTGCTAAGGTTGGTGAAATTTTGCCTTGTTATTGGCAAATTGCTATTCCTGCTACTAAGTATCGTATCTCTTCTGATTGGTTTACCCGTACTGTTCCGGTTAATACGGCTGCTTATACTCGTATTAAGGAATATTATGATTTCTATGCTGTACCGTTACGTCTGATTTCTCGTGCTCTTCCGCAAGCATTTACTCAAATGACGGATTATGTAACTTCAGCTACTTCGAATTCTCAGAATACTGATATTTTGAAGAATGTTCCTTATTGTAATCTATCTGATATTAGTTCTTATTTTAATAGTATTTATAATAAGGACTATCTTGACGATGTTTCTCTTCCGTTGGCTTACGGTGGTGCTAAGATTCTCGATATGCTTGGCTATGGTTCTTTCATGGCGAAAGATGCTGTTAGCCTTGGTCATGTAACTTCCACTTACTTTGGTCTTTCAATAACTAGTCCTACAGATAATCCTTTGGTTTATAATGTATCTCAGCGTGTTAATATTCTTCCTATATTGGCTTATCAGAAGATTTATTATGATTTCTTCAGTAATTCTCAGTGGGAAAAACATTTGGCTTATGCATATAATGTCGATTATTGGTCAGGCAATACTTCTATTATTCCGACACGTGAAATGCTTAAAATTCGTTATGCGAACTATCCGAAAGATTATTTTATGGGTGTTCTTCCTAATTCTCAGTATGGTTCAGTAGCTGTTTTACCTTCTGCGTTTTCTTCTTCTTATCCGTCTAACTCTGTTGTGGTTGTATCTGATGACCGTTCTTCTGTTAGTGGAGTTGAAAACGTTAGCAGTTCTTCCGCTGTGACTGTTTCTGGTACGTCCACTTCTCTCCGTCCTTCTTTTGTAAATTCCGATTTATCCGCCCTCTCAATTCGTGCGACTGAATACCTTCAGCGTTGGAAAGAAGTAGTACAATTTAGTTCTAAGGATTATTCAGACCAAATGGCAGCTCAATTTAATATCAAAGCTCCTGAATATATGGGTAATCATTCTCATTATATTGGTGGTTGGTCCAATGTAATTAATATTAATGAGGTTCTTAATACAAATCTTACTGCTGATGATTCTCAGGCTGTAATTGCTGGAAAAGGAACAGGTTCTAATTCTGGTCATACTATTACTTATGATTGCGGTGCTGAGCATCAAGTGATTATGTGTGTATATCATGCTGTTCCTTTGCTCGATTGGGAATTGTCAGGACAGAATCCTCAGCTTACTGTTTCTGCTATCACTGACTTCCCCCAGCCTGCTTTCGATCAATTAGGTATGCAGCCTGTTCCTGTTCTTAATTTTCATAATAACTTGTCTGTTCAAGGTACTGGTAATTTAGGTTATAATCTTCGTTATTGGCAGTGGAAATCTTCTGTCGATACAATTCATTCTGGATTTCGTACTCAGGGAGGTTATTCATCTTGGGTTGCTGCTATTGATGGTGAGGAAGTTCTTACGCCTCAAGCTTTATTTTCTTATCAGTCATTTAAGGTTCGTCCCCAACAGCTGAATTCTATATTCTTACCTCAGGTTAATGGTTCACATTCTTCTGTTCAGTATGACCAGTTATTATGTAATGTTAATTTCCAAGTTTACGCGGTTCAGAGCTTAGACCGCAATGGTTTACCTTATTAATTTATATCAGTATGAGAAGTTTTGCTTATGTAAATCCCGATTATGTTAAGGATGATTCTTTTCCTCAGTTAGTGTCGGATAATCCGTGTTATCAGCCGTCTGTATATGACCCTGTTATGTATGATGAGGATATTGATGGTTCATTGATTCAATGTGATATGACTCAGATTCTATTGAATCAAGAAAAGTATCGCAATTTGCTTGGTGATGCGAATGTTGATAATATTCTTGCTCAGATGCATCCTACTCAGTCTACTACTATGGATGGCATGACTGATGAGGAGCGTTTTGCGTGTGTTATCTCTCGTCATTGTCAAACAATGTCTGAAAGACAGGCTGTATTGCAGAAACTTGCTAGTGAGAAAACTGAGCTTACTAAGTATGCAGAATTAATGTTGGCCGAGCAACAGTCAGTGCCCGATTCATCGCCCGCCCCTGACTCCTCTGCTCAATGAGATTCTATGATATAGGAGAGAGCCCCTTAATGGGGCACTCCGAAAAATGTATTCTTCCGCTTCTTCTTGGTGGTATTATTGCTGCTGGTGCTTCACTGGCTGGTAATGCTATTGGCGCTGCGTCTCAGTCTAATACTAATGATACATCTAAGCAAATTGCTGAGATGAATAATCAATTTAATGCTGAGCAGGCTCAACTTCAGCGTGATTGGCAGGAAAAGATGTGGAATAAGAATAATGCGTATAATTCTCCTCAAGCTATGATTTCCCGAGGCCTTAATCCGTTTATCGGTTCTTCTGTTGGTGCTGGTGTTTCTAAAGCTCCTGCTTCTGGTGGCGCTGCTGCTTCTGCTTCTGCTCTTCCTAGTTTACAGGCATTTCGTCCAGACTTTTCTGACGTTGGTTCAGCTCTTGCTTCTATGGCTCAAGCTCGTGCGTCAATGATGAATGCGGAGCAGAACGCTGCTCTTACTCCATATCGTATTAATCAGATTCTTGGTGATACTAATTATCGCAATATTGGTGTCGGTCAATCTGGTTACTGGAATTCTTCTACTGGTAGACGTTCTGCACTCTTAGATCAATCTAAGGAGTATCAAGAACTCAAGAATATGGAGTTTGCAGGCCGTCTTACGTCGGCTCAAGAGGCACAGATTTTGCTTGACTCTGAGGCTCAACAGGTGCTTAATAAATATCTTGATGAGCAACAGCAAGCTGATTTGTTTATTAAAGGTCAAACGCTTGCTAATCTGTATGCTCAAGGTTCTTTGACTGAAGCCCAGTATAAAAATCAAATGGCACAGGCTGTAAAGACTGCTGCTGAAACCAATGGTATTCGGATTAATAATAGGATTGTTTCTCAGACCGCTGATTCTTTGATTTATGCAAATATTCAGTCTAATCGTTCTCGTGGTTTATCATCTCTTTGGGATTCTAAAAATGTTAATATTCTTAAGAATATAGAGTATTCTAAAGATAAATCTTTGCGTGATTATTATAAATGGTCTTCTAAGCATAAACAGAAAGATGTTGATTCTTATGAATTGCGTAATGCTATTGATTATGGTACTCGTGTCTTTCAAGGTGTTGGTAATAGTATTGGTAGGTGATTACATTCTTCAGGACTAAAAGCCCATCGCGGCGTTTGAGCGATATACACCCGCTGCCCGCGTAGGGCCTGATCGAAAAACGGAGCGGAGCGACTTCCTTAGAGAAGCGTTCCGCTTCGGTATTTTAGCGCGACGGCGCGCAAAGGCAAGACAGTTTCTGCCTTGCCGTGTCTATACACCTTTGTATACATCCACTTGTTAATTAAGCGAAGCCCCTAGTTGTGTACGAAGTAAAACCCGAGTTATCATCTCGGTTTCTCCACCTCTTGTCTATAAACGCACAACTCACACTCTATCACAAATGGTCCTCTCCCCACAATATTTAAAAAAACTATTTGGAAATACAAAAAAAAGTCTTACCTTTGCCCTCCGTAGAAGTTACAACTTTTATTATTAACCTTATAAACATTTTACAATTATGCAGAAATTTATTATCTCCGTTAAGGACAAACAAACTGGTCGTGATGTTATATCGCCTTATGTTGTTAATTCTCTTGAAGGTCTTGGACATTATTCTGAGCGAGTTTCTTCGTTGGGTTTTGTTGTTATTGTGGATTCGATTAAAGAGGAGAATGACTTTGTTGAACTTAAAACTCAAAGTGATGAAAAGTAGCAATATTTGGAAAATTGTGATTGGAGCTGTATCTGCTGCCCTTGGTTATATTCTTAATGCTATTGGATTATGAATTGTGTTCTTATGCGTTTTTTTGAATACTTGTTGTATTCTAATGTTCATTTTTCGGTAACTAGCGCTAGGCGCACTCCCGAGCAGAATAAGGCTGCTGGAGGTGTTCCGAATTCCCAGCATCTTGTAGGTGAGGCTGTTGATATTAAGCCTTATGGCTCTACTTCATTTAACAAGTTGATTGAGATGATTTATTCTTTTTCTGATAATGTTTCGCCATTTGATCAACTTATTATATATCCGACATTTATTCATGTTTCATTCTGTTCTCGTAATCGTCGACAGGTGATTGATAAGCGTAAGTAATTATGAAATTTTCTCCTGATTTGTTTAAGGCAGCTGACCATTGTCAGCATCGTTCATTTATTACGAATAAGTATACTGGTGCACGTATTGCCGTAGATTGTGGTCAATGCGATTATTGTATCCATAAGAGAGCTCAGAAAGCGTCTATGCGTGTGAAGACAGCTGGAAGTGCTTTCAAGCATTCTTATTTTGTTACATTAACGTATGATAATGAACATATTCCTCTTATGTATTGTGAGGTTCTTCATTCTGAGTATGAGGATGTCGTAGGCATTTCAGGAGATATTCATTTTGGAGATGAGTACCATAACTATATCCCTGTTTCTGAGTATCAATGTGATGATGACTCCATGTTGCGTCATATATTTTTCGAACAAGTACAGGGTACTGTGCCGTATGACCGTGAAATTAAAGAATATGTTCCTGTTAAGGATAATTGGTTTCTTTCTATGGATGCTATTCGTAGTTTTATTCATAAAACGCAAGCCCTTAATAAAACGGACTATCCCGTTTCTGAACAATACGGTCGTGATAACCTTATTCCCTTCCTGAACTATGTTGATGTTCAGAACTATATAAAACGTTTACGTAAATATTTATTTAAAAGATTAGGCTCTTATGAATCGTTACATTTTTACGCTGTGGGCGAATATGGTCCAGTCCATTTCCGTCCGCATTTCCATTTGTTATTATTCACAAACTCGGATGAAGTCTCAAAGGTATTACGAGAATGTCACTATAAGAGTTGGAAATTCGGTCGTTCAGATTTCCAGCGTTCCGCTGGTGGAGCTTCGTCGTACGTTGCTAGTTACGTTAACAGCCTTAGTGCTGCTCCCTTATTATATCGCTCATGCCGTTCGTTTAGACCCAAGTCGCGAGCATCTGTCGGATTTTTTGAAAAAGGTTGCGATTTCGTGGAAGACGAAGACCCTTATGCGCAAATTGAGAAAAAAATCGATTCTGTCGTTAACGGAAGATGCTATGACTTCGGCGGTGTCTGTGTTCAGTCAACTCCACCCATGTCGTATATCCGTACCTTACTCCCCCGATTCTCGTCTGCTCGCAATGACGATAGTATTGCGATTGCTCGAATTCTTCGTGCTGTTCACTCAACGCCAGCGCGAATTGCAAGATTTGGGATTATCAACTACAAACAAGATTCAATCTTGAGTCTTGTTCGTGCTTATTATCAATATCTTAAAGTTAATTCTATTCTTACTGATGATGATAAGATTATATTACATTCTGCTCGGTGTCTTACTAGGTTCTGCAACAGTTCTAGTGATGTCGATATTGAGTCTTATATTAATAAGTTATATCGGCTGTTCTTATATGTCTTTAAGTTCTTCCGTAATTGGCATTTGCCTTCCTTCGGTTCTGATATTAGTGCTTACTCCAATCGTATTCGGTTTATCATTAAAACAGGCATAGAATATGAGAAGAAAAAGGATTATGAAAATTTACGAGATGAATTCAATTTACGTTCCGTTAACCCAGATATTTCAGATTGTGTGTTTGCGTTGCCTCAGAACGGACAGGAGAAAGATGTCTTACAAGCCGTATCAAGTGAAACGGTTCAGCTCTTTGAGCAACTCCGTTACCGTAGTTCAACATTCTGTCGTGATATGATTAAGCATAAGAAGCTTAATGATGCTAATAATATATTTAATCGTATGGTTTAATTTAATTAATTGATTATGAGTGATTTTAATCCCCTTAATCGAGCGAGAATTAATACACATCGCTCGTCTTTCGACTTGAGTTCGAAAAAACTTTTTACTGCTAAGGTTGGTGAAATTTTGCCTTGTTATTGGCAAATTGCTATTCCTGCTACTAAGTATCG